CCCACAGGGGGTTCCTCTAAACGAAGGACAGCTCGCGTAATGCCGGTTAAGTCTAAGATTCAGAAGCAGCCTGGTACTGTAAAGAGTGTAAAGATGGAGGCTAAATTATTTAGCACCTATCGATACCTCCCAGCGGCAAACAAGCCGGATTATACCACCTCTGGTGGTACATCCTCTGAATCCCAGGTATCCCTGGACATGCCTACAGACTTTTGCACAAATAGTAATGTTATCGATTATGATAACAACCACTACAAGCGCTTTGGTTACTGTAGGCATACAAAGACAATGCAGGGTGCGGGTCCACCAAAATTGGTCTTCAAGAGTACTACTGAGTACTATGAAGATCCGGACCTCGATGGATGGGACGTGCAGGTACCTTACCTGTATAAAACTCTCGTCGATCGGACACTTACCATTAACTGTGGTAGTGGCACACTCGGCTCGGTCGTCTTCGGAAGTCCTATCAACGGTATCTTTTTAGATGACGTTGATGTGGATAGCAAGCTTACATTGCTTGCGAAGGAGGCGGTAGAGGAAATGACGCCAAAGCTAGATGATGGCTTTAGCGTTCCAGTCTTCATCATGGATCTCATCGAATGTAGATCCTTGCTGGAGAGTGCCTGGAAGTTGGCTCGTAGCATACCAGCGATCTTCGATCAGCTGGCGCTCACATTGGTCCATGGGGTACCCGCTAGATTTACTCTAAGCGGCCTATGGGATCAACCTGTCAACAAAATTTCCAATACTTACCTAGCACACCAATTCGGGGTGCTACCGTTTATTAGTGATATTAAGAAAATTGTTCAAAAATATTTCGAGGCTGATCAGAAAATACTTGATTTCCTTGAAAAAGAGAACAAAGAACTTACATATCATTTTGAACGGAAGCTGCAGCCAACGTATTTCCAACCCGACCCGTCGTTCTATGTGCACCCGGTCTCCGTTGATTTTGGAGACCCCGAGTGGGCCTTTGCCACACTCATTCCACCTGCCTTGACCATGACTGGTCAGTATAGGCGGGTGGTCACAAACGTCGAGTACCACGCTACGATGCGGTTCAAGTATCACCTACCGAATTATTCGATAGGGACAAAGGCCTTCTTGGCCAGCTTGGATCACTATGGTGTGAATCTTTCCATTTCAGATTTATGGGAGATCATACCATTTTCGTTTCTTGTGGATTGGGTATTTAACGTTGGCGCTTCGTTGCAGTTTCTCGATCTCGAGAACCTGCCGGTCACTCTTGAAATTCTTGACTTCTGTGACTCGTTAAAGTATAATGACGAGCACAAGGTCGAATTTACCGGTGTTTCACCGCAAGAGTGGTCTCCCCTGACAACCACTCTGAGCAAACGCTCAGAGTGTTACCATAGGTGGCCTGGCATTCCGCCGGCTTCCGGATTTTCTGATAAGATCCCGCCCTCTGTCGACACCCGTTGGGGTGTCTGGCGGATCTCGATCTTAGCAGGACTGGCTGGTGGGCGTATTAAGTTCCGTTTCTAACGGAGTGCGTCCATGCATTAACCGGCACACTGTGCCACAACCCTAGTGCAAGATAATCTTGCAGGAGGTCCTATGTTCTCTGATCCACTTGTTGCAGACGTCAACGTCACTTCTGGCGGTGCCGTCACGAAACCCTTCACAACCATCAACTACGGGACCAGGTCCACCGATCGCGTCTATATAGCCGCGGCGGCAGGTGATCCTCGACAGTTGAAGATTTCCCACGAAGTCGTGGGGAAGGGTTCCGCTGCAAGAGACCGGCATCTCGTAAGCCTCGTGGCTTACGGTGTCGTAGGTGGTGTAGAGGTCCCTTCTACGAAGGCGACCGTCTATCTCGTGGCGGATATTCCTCAGAGCGGTATTACTGCTGCTCAGAAGACTGCCATGTTCCATCAGTTCGTAGGATTGATTCGCGGAGGTTCAGGCAATGTAGCCTATGATGGGCTACCTGCCGACTTCTGGGATCGATTCCTGAACGGTGAAGCTTAACCAGCTCCACTAACTTATGGAAACCACCCGGTGTAATCAGAGTCAATATGGGGCTTAGGACGGAGACCTTATGAGAAGGAAACCTGAAAAGCCTAGTGATCTGGAGTTCTATCTTCAGACCACTCTCCGTGTATACCGGGATTGCGCAGCGATTTGCTGTCTTTCGCCCTCACATATCTCTAAGGATGTCAAAACCCTTGAAGATAGAACACGGAAAGAAGGTATGAGCTTTCTCACGAAAACTCTGCCAGCCCTCGGTAAGTGTCTAGACAAGGCACTTAGCAGGGATGTACCTATGCCAGACGAGCACTCCTTCGAATTAAGTGCGAAGGAGCCTCGTTTGCCCTTATTCATGGGGGCTTTCTGGCGAATTATCTTTCCCGTGGGAGATAATCAAGCGGACCACATTGATGGTGACCCACCTATTGTCACTGTTAATTGGCGGACTGCAACGCATGAGTTCTACCGAAAGTTAGAACTCGAGGCGTGCGCTGTGCGTGCTGTAAGGCAGGTTTGTTTCCTGCATTACAAGCTGGAAGGATCTCATAGTGTAGAATCAGAAAGACAAGCCATCATCAACTTTGTTGATATAGAGGCTGACTTACCTGAGCCTGGTAGCAAAATTCGGCTATCAAGCGAGTGTGCACGAGCGTTGGAGAACGCCCGCATGCTTATACACTATGTTCTCAATGACAAGAAAAACATGCTTGATCTTGAGAATATTCTTCCAAAACATGGTCCAGGTAGCGTCGCGATGGG